GTCGTAGGCGCGGTGATCGAAAAATTCCCCTACGCCAGCAAGGCCATGGACGGCAAGGACGAGAACGGCGGCCCCGCCTACTACGTCGATGTGCTGAACAACCAGTCCATGTACGTCTGGGCACTGAAGCCCGCCAAGCATGCCGACAATGCCTCTGTCGACGCATCCGGCGCCGGCAAGGGTGGTGGCTCCATCAACAGTGTGACAGTGACCAATGGTGACCACGGCGTCGCCCAAGGTGCTGCAGTAACTGCCACCGGTGGTTCAGGTACCGGATTCGCTGCCCACGTCAATGTGAAGAACGGCGTCATCGCCGAAGGTGCTGTCAGTGCTCCCGGTACCGGCTACACCTACGCGACTGTTACTGCAGTCGGTACTGGTTCTGGCTTCCGCGGCGTGCTGACTGTTGCCGCCGGCAAGATCACGGACTTCAAGGTTCTCGACGGTGGTCAAGGCTACGACGATTCCACTGACCTGGTGGTGTCTGGCGACGGCACTGGCGGCCATGTCACCAATAGCCTGTACGACGGCGTGGTGACCGATGTTGTCGTGACCAACCCTGGTGTTGGCTACGCAACACCCACCTTTACAGTTGCTGGCGGTTCTGCCGTGACACTGTCCGGTACAGCTACTCCCGTGGTTGACACTGTCGACTGGGGTTCGAAGCTGGTGATCCAAGGCAAGTCTTCGAACTTCGCCGGCACCTCTGCTCCTGTGAAGTATGCACTCCTGGGCGGCGCCGACTCGCTGGCCATCACCAGCTCCGAGCTGGCGGCAGGTTTCGACTTCTTCGCCAATGCCGATCAGTCTGATGTCAGCCTGATCTTCACGGGCGCCGGGGGTGGCGAAGCTCATAACGTGTTGACCGCTCAACACGTTATCGACAACATCGCCGAGAAGCGCAAAGACTGCCTGATGTTCTGGTCGCCCAACCTCAGCGACGTGCAAGGCAAGAACGAAAGCCAAGCCACTCAGGCTGTTCGCGCCCGCCGCGCCAAGCTGAACCGTTCGACGAGCTATGGCGTGATGGACACCGGCTGGAAGGTCCAGTACGACGTCTACAACAACAAGTACCGCGTGGTGCCGCTGAACGCTGACATCGCCGGCCTGTGCGCGCTGGTCGACACTACCAACGACCCCTGGTGGAGCCCTGGTGGTTACAACCGCGGCCGCATCAAGAACGTGGTATCGCTGCTGTTCTCGCCTTCGGAAACCGCACGCAATGCGCTGTACAAGGACGGTATCAACCCGGTGACGACCTTCGCCACCGACGGCACCATCCTGATGGGCGACCGCACGATGCAGGGCAAGGAATCCGCCTTCTCCTACATCGGCATTCGCCGTCTGTTCATCACGCTGCGCAAGCAGATCGCCTCTGCTGCCAAGTACACGCTGTTCGACTTCAACACGGTGTTCACCCGCGCCGGCTTCGTCAACATGACCGAGCCCAAGCTGCGCGACGTGCAAGGCCGCCAGGGTATGGACAGCTACTACCTGCAATGCGACGAGAAGAACAACACCGATGCAGTGATCGAGGCCGGCGAATTCCGTGCATCGATCTTCATCAAGCCGATGTACTCGATTCAGTGGGTCTCGCTGAACTTCGTGGCCGTCCGTCGCTCGGTGTCCTTCGAAGAAGTCGTGGTCAAGTCCTAAGGAGTCACAATGAGCAACGCATCCGTATCGAACTTCCTCGCCAACTTCCGCGGCGGCGGGGCACGCGCAAACCGCTACAAGATCGTGCTGACATTCCCCGCGGCCATCCCGCGTGGTCTGGACGCCTCGACCAAGATCGGTTTCACTGCCAAGGCTGCATCCATCCCGTCGTCTTCGATGGGCGTGGTGACCGTCCACTACATGGGCCGCCCTGTCAAGATCCCGGGTGACAAGACCTGGGCTGACTGGAACGTCACCGTGCTGCTGGACCAAGATTACGCCGGTCGCGGCGTTTTCGAGATGTGGCACGACCTCATCCTGGGCTTCGACTCGAACGTGGCAGCTGCCGGCATGCAGGACCCCATCAACGCCTTCGCTCGTGCCAAGGTGCAGATGCTGGACCGTTATGACCGTGTCGTGCGCACATACGACGTCGAAGGCATCTGGCCTTCCGAAGTGAACGAAGTGACCATCGGCTACGACCAGAACGACCAGATCATGGAACAGCAGATCACCTTCGCGGTGAACGGTTGGTCCAGTGACTCGACGTCCTAAATAGAGTCATGAACTTCGGAAAAGCACTTACAGACAAGCTGGCACCGTCGACTGCCTCAAAGCCGACGGGCCAGCTAGCGTTCTCCCATGACGAACGCTCCGGGGCCGACGTAGATATTCTCGAAGTCGGTGGGGGTGTAACGGGTGTCGAGTACACGCTGACGTCGGTGCCTTCCGAAGAGGTCGCCCTCGTCAATCGGTATCGGGACATTGCTCTCGACTCCGACATTGACGAGGCGATCAACGAGATCCGCAACGAGGTGTTCATTTTCAACGAAGGCAAGAAGCCCGTTGACATCGACTTCGTTGAAGAAACCAAGATCAGCGAAGCAGTTCGCGCGCGCATCGCTGAAGAGTTCGACGCTACCTACAAGGCCCTCGATTTTGACAATCGAGGGATGCGCTGGTTTGAAGACTGGTACGTCGACTCCAAGATCGTTTTCCACAAGGTCATTGACCTGGACAAGCCATCTGAAGGCGTCCAGTCGGTGATCCCGATCGACCCGCTGTGCATCCGCAAGATACGCCAGCTGCCCCGCCCCGACGCAGACGGCCTGTATGACCCCACGAAGGTCCAGGAGTTTTACGTCTACACTCCTGGCCAGCAACGCAACAAAAAGATCTCGGATGTCACCACAGTAGCCTGGTCGACTCGCCTCCACGGCATGCGCATTCCGACGGAAGCCATCACCTTCGTGGATTCGGGCCTGTATGACCGGCGCACTGGTAAGAACGTCGGTTACCTCTACAAAGTCATCGCACCCTTCAACCAGCTTCGCGGCATGGAAGATGCGATGATGATCTTCCGCATGGCGCGCGCACCTTCTCGCCGCGCCTTCTATGTTGACGTTTCCTCGCTGGGCAAGACTCAGGGTGAAGCCTACGTCAAGGACCTGATGCGCCGCTACGGCTCCAAGGTGACGTACGACCCATCCACCGGCTCGCTCGTCAACAAGCGCACTGTCCTGAGCGTTACCGAGGATTACTGGCTGCCACGCCGAGACGGCAAAAACACTGAAATTTCGGTGGTGGATGGCCAGGACGTATCGAACATCCTCGAGGAAGTGAACTACTATCGCAATCGTCTGTACGGTGCGCTGAATGTGCCCCGCAGCCGTTTCAGTGAAGACGCGCCCGCATTCAACTTCGGCAAGGGCGTCGAGATTGACCGCGACGAGTATCGCTTCAAGAAGTTCATCGACAAGCTGCGCGCTCAATTCATGAACGTCTTCCTCGACGTCTTGAAAACCAACCTGATTCTCAAGAAGGTCATCGAGGTTGACGAATGGGAGGACATCCGCAACGACATCGTCTGGAACTTCACTGAAGACAATGCGTTCGTCGAGTGGAAGGAGGCTGAGGTGCTGAACACTCGCCTTGCCACGATGCGAGATGCCAGTGACTTGATTGGTCAGTACGTATCCTCTGAGTGGGCTGCCAAGCATATCCTCAAGATGACCGACGAGGAAATACGCGCTGAACGCAAGAAGATCCTCGAAGAAGCCAAGGAGAATGCCGCGGCTAACCTCGGCAACCAAGGCGGTGGTTTCGGCGGCCGCGTCGACATTCCCGATAACGCTGGCCCTGATGGTGTCATGGGCGGGAACGGCGGGCGCGATCAGCCTTCTGAAGATACCCCTCCTGAGGAATGAAACGGTTTCATAAATACCTGAAGAGGAGTCTCAAATGTCTATCAATCCCATCGCCGCACTGATCGCTTCCATGTTTCTCGCTGAAGGCGATGACCAGGGCTGCGACTCCCTCAACATGATTTTCTCGCTGGGCTCAGCTGTCCAGGCAACGGATTTCGACTCGGAAGAAGGCGTTTGCACGCTGACTGTCAAGGGCCCTGAGGCCGCTGCGCAGCTGATCCAAGCATTGGATGATGAAGAATGCGTAGGCGGCTACGACGTCACCTACGGTGGTGGCAGCGATGAAGACCCTGAAGTCGAGGACATCCTGACGCTGCCGGAAGACACTGTCTTCGGCTTCATCATCTATCTGGACGACGACTACATCACCTATGACGGTGAAGACGACGACCTGGAAGAGTCCACCGTGTTCGGCCAGGGCGAGGCGGCACCCTTCACCTTCGACGCATTTGGCCGCGCCCAGACTCTTGAAGAAGTGAAGCGCAAGGTCAAGATGAACTTCAAGGGCAAGAAGCGCATCAAGATGCAGTGCAATCCTGGCTTCCGCTACGACCCCTCCACCAAGGCTTGCGTGAAAATCGGCGGTGCTGAAATTGCCAAGAAGCGCAAAGCCAACATCCGCGCCCTCGTGACTCGCAAGGCTGGCGGTGCTGCGCTGAAGAAGCGCGCCAAGCTCCGCACCAAGAAGGCCATGAAGTTCCGTGCAGCGATGGGCCTGAAGTAAGGAGCTGAAATGTCTTTGCTCTCTGCACGCCAAGTCAGCGATCAGTACCTCGTCGAGTTCAACGACGCACGCAACCAGGTGCTTACCGAGGGTGTTGAGCGTCGCTACATCATCGAGGGCATCTTCATCCAGGCGGGCGTCATCAACAACAACCGCCGCTTCTACATTCCCGAGGCCATCGAACCCGGTATCAACAAGTATATCGAAGAGAAGGTCTTGAAGAATCGGGCGGTGGGCGAACTCAATCACCCAGTACCGCCCACGCCCTATCTGAACTACAAGAACGTCTCCCACAAAATCGAGTCACTCGTTCGTGACGGCAACAACTGGCTGGGCCGGGCTGTCGTCACCAAGAACACCCCGTCGGGTGCGGTGATCGCGGGCTTGATGGATGAAGGCGTGATCATGGCTACGTCTAGCCGCGCAACGGGCGACACCCGTAAGCGTCGTGACGGTATTCTGGAAGTGGTAGGCAACTACAAGGTTGCGACAGCTGGCGATATCGTCAGCGACCCTAGCGCACCGGATGCATTCTTGACCAACCTGATGGAAGGGAAAGAGTGGGCCTGGGCGAACGGCGCTCTCGTGCCTCTGGAAGAATCCATCCGTGGTGACGTTGACCGTGCCGCCCGCACTGGCCTGACTCCC